CGCTTACTCGGTGGTCAATTCACCGAATGGGACACTGATCCAGAAATCTTTGATCGATGAAGAGTGGTCAGAGTTTCATGAAGCGTTTCATTTAAAAGATAAACACGAACAACTAAAAGAGCTTTGTGATCTTGTCTATGTTTGTTACCAGTTTGCTGCTAATGAAGGCTGGGATCTAGATGAAGCTATGGATCGTGTCCATAAATCAAACATGTCCAAACTAGATGAGAATGGACAACCTATTTACCGTGAAGACGGTAAGGTCTTAAAGGGACCAAACTACAAACCTCCAAACCTAACTGATCTACTCAATGACTAATTATATCGCACGTACAGGACGTGTTCAATCATGGATCGATGATCCTACACATCGCTTACCCGTCAGCTGCACGGTCTACACCGTAGAAAATGAGATGGAGGGACCAAATGGTATTGAAGCGAGTTGGAGGTTTGCCTCACATGCTCTTAGGTATGGTGCAGGATGTGCTATTCATCTAGACAAACTTGACCCAAAAGGTTATGTCCGTAAGTCAGGTGTAACAGCTTCTGGTCCTGTAAGTTTTGGTAAAATTTATAGTAGTTTAAATGAAATACTACGTAGAGGTGGTGTTTACAAGAACGGTGCGATTGTCCTTCATATTTCGCTCAATCACCCCGATGCTCTTGACTTTATTACTACTCCTAGATCGGAATTACCTTGGGTCAAACGATGCATCAACATCACTGAAGAGTGGTGGAAGGATTGTACGTTTAAGGAACAACTATTATTTGGAATCAAGTCCGGTGACATCTGGCTAAACAAAGTAAAATATGACAATGAAGGAAACCGCATCAGAGGTAACGTCTGTCTCGAAGTATACCTGCCATCACGAGGCACCTGTCTACTACAGCATATCAGTCTTGGAGCCTGTGAGTTCGACGACATCCCACGAGCATTTGTTGAAGGTATGTCCGAATTGTGCAGCCTACATAGTAGGACAGCTGTCGGAGATTCTGGAGAATACCTCCCGCCTGAAGTTGATCGACAAGTGGGACTCGGAATGCTTGGTCTCGCAAACCTCTTACGGCGGTACGGAGTAACATACGATCAATTTGGTCGTGCATTAGAACAGTATAACAACAACGAAACTATCCGCTCAGCTGCTTATGAACTTGTCACTCAACTTGCTTCAGGAATTAACCAAGCCGCCACAATTGCTCGCGAGTATAATATGGTTCGAGCCTTTGCTATCGCTCCAACCGCCAGTTGCAGTTATCGAAGCGTGGATCTGGATGGCTATACTTGCACACCAGAAATCGCTCCACCTATCTCGCAGACAGTTGATCGCGACTCGGGTACTTTCGGAGTACAAACTTACAACTATGGCGATGTAGAAATTGCTAGTAATGTAGGTTGGGAAAATTATAAAAGAGTTGCAGATGGCATTATGACAATGCTTGACGCCACAGGACTTCTTCATGGTTATAGCTTCAACTCTTGGAGTGATGTAGTAACCTACGACAATGAATTCGTAGAAGAGTGGCTTAGGTCTCCGCAAACAAGCCTCTATTATTCACTTCAAGTTATGAGTGATACACAAGATAAATCTAGTGCTTATGCTGCATTAGATGAATCAGAAGTGGACACCTATTTAGAGGACATTTTAAATGAAGAACTTACATGTGATTGCCAAGAATGAACCCTTACGAGAAACTACTAAACCGGAAACGGAAATGGACACCAGTACAAACAACTGCCGGATCATGCAAGGCAGGGGCAGAAGAAGCAATACACCGTGCACTTGCGTTGAGACATATGGAATTGCCCGTGGGAGATTTTATCCGTGATGGATTGGATACCGACGTACCAAAACTATCGCGGGAGCTATTGGAATCAAACATCACCGACGAGGAAAATCACGACCTGGCACTTGGTTACATTGCCAATGCTTACGGTGTTGACGAAAAAGCTGAATCGGAAGCTTTCAGGCTCAGGGAAGCTTGGACTTCGCATCCTGATCATACAATCCTCAAGGCGATGGTTGCCGAACGTGCAGTGTTCTTCGTTCTTCTACCATTCTTCCGCTTTAATGGTGACGCTGGAATGCGAACAGTTAGTGCGGACATAAGTAGAGATGAACAAATTCACGTTGCTGCCAATAGTATTGTTTGTCGGGAGTTGGGGCTTACTGTCAGCCCTAGTCTTGATAAACTCCGCAAAGCAACTATCAATTGGGTAATGCAACCTCTAGGTAATAATACTACTGATAAATATTTAAATAAAAAATTTTGGCTGGATTCTAGTGATCGCTTAATGTATGAGGGCAAAGCTCCTGAACTTTCTGCAACTAAATCAGCTCGAATGCCCGCTTTCTTTGAACATGATGCAAGAAATCTCCCCCAATACGCTTGAAGTCCTAGGGATGCAGTCCCGTGGTCTCGTACATCAATTAGAAGAATCATTCCCACCAGTTAACCCGACACCAGACGATACAATGGAAAAAATTATGTTTAGATCCGGGCAACGTAGTGTTGTGGAATGGATCATTAATTATATGGAGGAGAACTGATGGCTTTGACAGCAAAAGATTATATGGCGCGCTTTGGCCGCACTCCAGAGCAACAAAAATATTTTGATTCTAGTGGTAATGTTAACTCTCAATATTCGAGCGTAGCATCACAACAAAATCCTAAACCTATTTATAGTTACACACCAAAAACTAATAAGAAAGGTGGTGGGTTTGTGTATGGTAATACAGTTAACGTTTATAAAAAAGATAAACCAGTTGCTGCTGCACCTGCCGCTGAAACAAAACCAGAACCAACAGTAGAACAAGCCGCTCCCCCAGAAGTAAACAACGTTTATCAAGATCAGATTGATGACTTAAACAAACAATTGGGAGACAGACCTGATTTTACTACGCAACTTGCGCAGATCCAGCGGGATTATCAAAGTCAAATTGCTGCACAAGCTGCTCAACAACAAAAATATTTAAGTGATCTTCAGATTCAGCAAGACACTAGACTGAATCAAATGGCAGGTGAGCAAAAAGCAGCTGCTGAAAAATTAGCGATAGGTCAACGTACTTTCCAACAAAACGAAGCAAGAGCTAGTCAAATTGGAGCACTACAAATTGGTGGTGCTGCTGAAACTCCACGTGCTGGTGGTACACAAGGCTTTAAACGTAGGAAACTACAGATTAATCCTGTCACTGCAAATGCCCTTTCAGGTATTCTTGGAACCGCTAAAGCCGCAATAAACCCTAATGTATTGAACGTCTAATGACAGCTAAAACACGATACGACAGATTGTCTTCAGACCGTTCCCAGTTTCTTAATACTGCTAGACAAGCAGCAGATCTAACTCTACCTTATCTTATCCGAGAGGATGAGACTTATTCTAAAGGTTCACTAAAACTTACAACACCGTGGCAATCAGTTGGAGCTAAAGGTGTGGTGACGCTTGCAAGTAAATTAATGCTTGCACTGCTACCTCCACAGACCAGTTTCTTTAAGCTACAGGTTAATGATGTTAACTTGCCTGAAGAATTAGGACCAGAGATTAGATCAGAACTTGACTTGTCATTTGCTAAAGTTGAACGCACTATCATGGAGTCTATTGCAGCCTCTAGTGATCGTGTTGTCGTTCATCAAGCACTAAAGCATCTTGTAGTAGCTGGTAATGCTCTTATCTTTATGGGTAAGGAGGGGCTTAAGCTTTATCCTTTAAACCGATATGTAGTAGATAGAGATGGTAACGGTAATGTTATTGAAATTATAACAAAAGAAACAATCTCGAAAAAATTAATTAAAAAAAATTACCCTGAGTTTAAAGAGCCTCAACCCAATACACCTAGTGATAATTCATCACGTCATAATGATGAATGTGATGTTTATACACACTGCACTAGAGACAACAACCGTTGGGTGTGGCATCAGGAAATAGAGGATCAAATGCTATCCAAGTCAATGAGTAAAGCACCTCTTGCCGCAAACCCCTGGCTTGTGCTACGCTTTAACCACGTAGACGGAGAGGTCTACGGACGCGGTAGAGTAGAAGAGTTCATTGGTGATCTAAAGTCACTTGAAGCTCTGTCACAAGCACTGGTTGAAGGCAGCGCAGCAGCTGCTAAGATAGTGTTTACTGTTT